TAGAAAAAAAGAATGATACTAAAAACCATAAAGAATAATTTATATAAAAAATCGGCATGTTACTACTTGTAAAAATAGAATAGTTAATGTTACTTATTGCGTTAATCATTATAATCATTATAATATTTATAATAATATATTAAAACTTTTATATTATTATAAAATAATGTTTCTGAAAAATGTTCTCTTTATATCCATGATAATTATTTATATTTATGTAATTTACAAAGTTTCATCATATTATACTACAACAGATGGGTCCATTTCAAGCATTATTAAAAATGAAGAGTGTAGTCAAATTGTCTTTATAAATATGCTACTTATGGGTATAGTAACATTATTTTATGAATTATTGAGATATGATATATGTTCATTCATTTCTATGTGTTTTTTATTAATTGGTATTTATGGTGTTATCATATATGAACATACTAATATAATTCATTTTGTATTTTGTTTTATTGTGTTTATAAGTATTTTAGTATTTATGTATAATCATTGTTATATAAAGAATCATATAATTTTATATTTGTTATTATACCTTCAACAAATACTATGTGCAGCTGTGTTTTTACAAACAAATATTATAAGCTGCGAAATTTATTTACTAGCTAATTTTGCAGTTTTTTATATATATTTACATTTTATTGATACATAACATTTTATATTTTATATATAGTTTTAAATAGTAGGTATATATTCCCAATCTAAATTCAAACATATTTTTTTCCATATTTCATCTTGTTCCATACGTTTTTCTGGATCTTTTAACATAGGAAAATGTTCTAAATAATCTTGTTCGCCTAATAATTCACATAACTTATAAGCAGTATAATAATAGTTTAAAAAATTAACTCTATCATCTGGACAATATTTTGAATAAGGCGCTTGTAATTCAATAAAAAGATTACACAATGTTTCTTCTAATTCTGGAGACATTATTGGTGGTTTAATACCCAACTTATCTTTAATAAATGGTATATGTTCATAGTATTTATTATAGCCTAACTTTTTCAGAATTTCTTTTGTTTTAATATTTGTAATCTGAGATAATTCAATTCTCTCTTTTTTGATTTGTATTTTAATATTTTCAATAACATCTGGCGGAATTTGCGTTGTTTCTTTGCCTTGGAATTGAGCTAAAATTTCTTTAAAATGATTAATTCTTTTATATGCATAAAAACAAACCTCTTTAGGTGGTTCTTTATAAGAAGGTTTTTCATTTTCAATTAAATATTGAATACTTCTAGAACAACTATTACAAAGTAAAATACCTTCGTCCTCTAATGGTATTAATTCACCTTTAAAACATACCTTACAAATATCTGTTTGACAAACAAAAGTATTTACATCTAAAAATACATCATCTATATTACTCAAATATTTTTGGACAATATTATTATTTTCGGATCTGACATTATTACCTTCATCATATTCTTTATTTATTTTAAAAAAGGAATTTACCATTTTTGTTTTATTTGAAGTAGCTTGAACAGTGTTTCCTTCTGAAATATTTTTTTTATTTTCAAAATATTCAAAAATATATTTAGAATTATCAAGAAAATATTCTTTTTTTTTTAAATTTGTTTCTTTTATTTCTTTAGTAATTTCATTAATTTTATCTTGAATATCCAGTTGCTGTTCAATGGTTAATTTTACATTACTTAATTGTTTTTTTAGACCTTTTATTTCAGATTTTAATTCAGGTAGTCGGTCTTCTGTATCTTTATTAAATTCATTTAAAAATTCATTATGTTTTGTATCTAAAGTAATAGATGCTTTTCTATTATATCTAATTTTTTTTATTGATTTAGGCTTAAAACTAGGCATCTTCTTTTTAATATCTATTAAAATTTTTATTTAATTGATAATAAAGAAAAATTATTTATTTAATATAAATAAAAATGAAAGCAAAAATAATAATTAAATTAAAGTATAAAAGCAATTACAATATAACATATAACAAATGTTATCATTATTAGATACTATGTTCATAAAGAGGTTTTGTTTACCTACAAATTCAAATATCCAATCTTTTGAAAATGGTGATGAAAAAATAAATGCTTGTAGATGTTCTAGTTATAATCACACTGCTTGCATTATTAAAGGAAAATTAAATAAATTACAAGTATTAAGTTTTGGATTCAATCAGATGGGTGATGAAAAATGCAATAAACCAGGCATTCATGCAGAACATGATGCTTTATCAAAATTGGCACCATTGAAATATAAAAAACGATTAGAAATAGTTGACCTACTTGTAATTAGGATATCATCAAAAAATAAATTACAACTTAGTAAACCATGTAACAGATGTATAAATACTATGAATATACTACCAAAAAAGAAAGGATATCAAATTCAAAATATATATTATTCAGACGATAAAAATAATATTGTAAAAATATCTTTAAAAAAATTAGAGAAAGAGGAAAAACACTATAGCAAATACGATCGCCAAAAATTGTATAAACGTTTATTTGTGTAAATTGTTTTTATTTAATTATTTTAATGGATATGAAAATTAATTTAGAATCTTTAAAAGATTTAGAAAATATAAAAGTAGACGCAATTAAATTTCAAAAAATGTTAATTTTATTTAATTCTATTGAGCAAGGTTGGTCTGTCAAAAAAAAGAATGAATCTTATGTTTTTACGAAACATCATGAAAACAAAAAAGAAGTATTGGAAGATTCATATTTGACTAAATTTATGAAGACGAATTTGGACTTAAATAAAGTTCTTAGTTAGAAAGATGTATATTGTATTCATTATTTTTACACATAAATATATTTTGTACTATTCCTTCGTGTATAATTTTTTCAATATTATTTTTTATTTCTTCTAACCAATCGTATTTGTTTTTTATTATATCTTTTTGTAAAATTCTAATAATAGAATAACCATTTGCATTTGCACAACTTATTTTATATTTATCTTTTTCTATTTGAATTTCAGGTGATGTCCAATTAGAAATTTGTTTAAAATGTTGGTCTCCGTCCACTTCTATAATAATTTTATATTCTTCAATACAAAAATCAAAAGGTAGAAATTGTTTATTTTTACACCATTTAACTTTCAATTGTCTTTTGATTGTTGGATATAATTGAATCATTTTAGAATAAAATATAAATTCTGTTTTGTTTATACATTGTGGACAACCACATTTTTGATTTATATGTATATCAGGTGTTTGATTAAACTCTCCATGTTGTTTACAAATTATTATAACAGGAGTTGTAGAATTTATATAATTTACCTGTGAATAATCATATTTATTTTTATGTATTTTATTTGATTTTTCAATAAATTCATTAGAATTACTTACAATATTATTCATACATTTAGGACAATTACATTTTCTATTTATGTGAAAATCTGGAATTTGTTGGAATTCACCATGATCTTTACAAATAATAGTTACCTTTGTATCAGCATTTACATAATTCACTTTTGAATAATCATATCTATCTTTATGAATTTGTCTAGCTTTTTGAATAAAGGACTCTGTATCAAATTTTAAATTATTAGAACATTTTTGACAATTATATTTACTAAGATGATTTGATGGTGTTTGACAAAATTCACCATGTTCTTTACAAATTATTATAATTTTAGTCTTAGCATTAACATATTGTACTTTTGAATAATCATATTTATCTTCGTGAATTTTTTTAGATTTATTTATAAATATTTGATTTTTGTTTTCTTGTGCTAACATAATGTATATCATAATTTATTTATAAGTTGTTTTTTTTCTATCATTTTTAAAAATATATTATTAAGTATGTTTTATTTGAATTTAATTTAATTTTATTGAATTAAATTATTTTTCAAATTTTTTTTTTCTTTAGCAATATTATAAAATGGCAGGTGGATTAATGCAATTGGTTGCCTATGGCGCCCAGGATGTTTACCTTACTGGTAACCCGCAAATTACTTTTTGGAAAGTCACTTATCGTCGTTACACTAACTTCGCAATTGAATCAATTGAACAAACTTTCAATGGTCAAGCCGATTTCGGTCGCCGTGTCCAGTGTGTGATCTCCAGAAATGGCGATCTTGCTTACCGCACATATCTTCAGGTTACTCTTCCTGAGATTAATCAACTTATGGGTCTTGGAAACTATTCAACTGGACAAAACACTGGTGTCTATGCCCGTTGGTTAGACTTTCCTGGTGAGCAAATTATTGCCCAGGTTGAGGTTGAAATTGGTGGTCAACGTATTGATCGCCAATATGGTGACTGGATGCATATCTGGAATCAACTTACCATGACTACTGAACAACAACGTGGTTACTTCAAGATGATTGGTAACACCACTCAACTCACATTCATCACTGATCCTTCTTTCTCTGATGTTGAGTCTCCTTGTGACTCC